TTCATATTCTTTTCTAGGATAGCTAAAGTAGTTCCTACTGGTGCTTGTGAGTTCATATCTGATGCTTTCACATCAGTAATAGCAGCAAACCTTCTACCTTCTTCAACTATATTGCCTAATAACTGAAATAATGTAGGCGATGGCTCTTTATGTGGCAAGAATGAAATATTTTCTCTGATTGTTCCACCCGGAACGTCTACATCTCTAAATTCACCGGGCATAATAGGTGTATCATCACCTTTAACTCTCATGCCTCTAGTCTTTAAGCCACCGGGTAAGTTAGCAAGTGTACCTGCATCAACTAATTGCCTAAGCAAACTTGTTGCAGACTTAACTAAGCCACCAATTAGGTGTATTAAACCTAAACCATAGAATCCTAAACCGGGTAAATACTCATAATGAACAAAATGATCTCTTCTCATGTGTTCTTCATCATCTTCAAACCAATTTCTTCGTATAGAAAGGATTGCTGAGGTATCTCTATCTACAGTAACCACATAAGGCAGTGCAATACCTGTAGCTTCTCCATCTTTTTCATCTTCAAAGCCATCTAAGTCTAGTTCTACATGCATTTCAAGCAAAGTGTGAACAGAATCTCCTGATAAATATGTTCCACCTGAGCTAGATTTAGAAATTTTATCTCCAGTTAGGTCTCCATACTTCTCTCTTACATCATCTAAGTCTAAATCATAACTAATTAACTCAATATCACGATAAAAACCATTGACTTGTAGTTTTCTAATCTCATTTTTGCTTTTTCTCATTACATGAGTAAGCCTTGTTACTGATGTTATGTCTGTAGCACCATTATAAACAACCATATCCTCTGATGGGATAAACATTGCACAAGGTCTTTGCATAGATTGATCATAATAAATCTTTTTAAATGCGCTTCCTGCTAAAGGAAGAGAAAATAAAAGCCTTTCCATCTCGCTTCTGTACTCTGTCATGCGATCAGTAAGCAAATAATTCATATAATCTTGAATTCTGTGTGATTGTTTTTCTTTTTCTGGAGTAATTTTGCCTACAATTTTAGTTTTTGCAGGTCCTGATGCAGGAAATATCTCTGTAATTGCTTGAGATTGGAATCGTACTACTGCTTCAGACAGTAAAGGATGATGAACACCGCAAGCTCCGGGCCATGGTGTTGTGCGATCCTCAGCTTTTAGACCAAGTTGCTCTAAACCTTTCATGTAAGACTTTTCCCAATCCTTACGAGAAGATTTATCACTTTCATATGCACTAACTAACTCAGTACCTAATGCAGATAAAACATCTTCACCTACAAATTCAGCTAAGTTTGAACCAAATTCTTCTTCTTGATTCATAGAATCTGGATCAAAATCAATCAGCAGTCCACCATCTTCAGTTTCAATAGCAACTGAATCTGGATTCTCAATGCTAATTTCTACTGTTTCTTCATTGTCTTTCATGCGTTGTTGCATGTCTGACATTTCTAAACCTGTAAGTGCTTTATCAACAGCCATATATTTTCCTGTAGAATGTTATAGTGTAAACAACTTAATAATAGTTAGCAATAACTGGTACATCACTACCCATTTCTTCATCATGATCAAGTGAAATAAATCCACCTTGCCTAAACCTTAACAAAGCTTGTGTAGCTGAGTCTACCAAATCATCATGATCTCCAACAGGAAAAGCTGCAAATTGTTCTACAACTTCTTCTGCCCATCTAGTTTGAGGACACCATACTACACCTGATGCAAAAAAATCAGAAACAGCATTAACTCTTGATATTTTATCATTGCCACGAGTCGGAGTGTACTCAGTTACTAAGATCCCTGCCCTTCTTAGCTCTTGTACTAATGGAGCACCAGCTGCTTTTGCTTCTATAACACAACTATCTGGATTCCAATATTTATACATCTCTAAAGCTCTTGCCTTCAACTCAGGAAACTCTAATCGTTCTTGTATTGCATCAAGCAATATAATCTGAGGTGCTGAATACCCTTCTTCATTATCAGCATAAAAAACACCCCATGTTGTGCAAGCTGAATAGTCTGCTTGTTCATGTTTTAAAAATGCTGTATCCCATGATTGAATAATAAAAGAAACAGCAGGAGGGTTATTGTGTTCCCATTTTTTCCACCACTCACGCTTGATTATTGCGCTTTCTTCTGATGTAGGTTTCTGTTGATACTGAGCTTCCCACTTACTAATAGGCAGTGTTGCTTTGATCTTTTCTAGTTCTTCTATGGGCCAAAATTCTTGCCAAAGACTATTGCCAGATGGTAAAATAGCAGGGAATTCAATGACTTCCCACTCATCCGAACCTTCGCGCATGAGACTGTCACGCATAATGTGACCACATAAGTCTTTCATGCTCCAGCGAGTCATTACGATGATGATTGCACCACCGGGTTGTAAACGCTGTCTGGGACCCGATGTAAACCAATCGAATGTGCTGTCAAAGATTTTAGGATCAGCTTGCTGTCCCTGCTGTTCGGAATGAGGATCATCAATAACAAGTAGATCCGCACCACGACCAGTTACTGCACCACCGACACCAACTGAGAAGTATTCGCCACCACCAGACACATCGAAACGACCAGCTGCTTTTGAGTCTGCTGTAAGAGACACTTTAGGAAATAGATTAGTAAACTCTTCACTTCCAATCAGGTTTCTCACCATACGACCAAAACGCAAGGCAAGTTCGGCAGTGTGAGATGCCATAATGATCTTCTTCTCAGGAGAACGTCCCATAATCCACGCAGGGAGCAACCACGAGGTTAATTGAGACTTACCCATACGAGGAGGCATGTTAATCATAAGTCTCTTTAAATCGCCTTTAGCGACTCTCTCAAACGCATCAGCCATCTTCTCATGATGTCTACCACATATAAATGGTTCCCAAACCTCTTTAGCGAAAGCTAAAAAGGAATCATGTGTTTTTTCACGCCTAACCTCAGTCTCCAATGCAGATAACATAGAAGATATCTCATCTCTCTCAGTACCAGATAGATTAGCCATGACATCAGGTGTCAACTTCTTTTTTATCTCATTGTATTTATCAGAAACTAACATGGGGTTTACAACATGCTCGTTTTTTTTGGTATAAAATTTTTCATAAAATATTGTCAACTCTTTTTTTCAAAACAAAGGGGTAGGTATGTGTAAACCCATTGTTCATCAAATCATAAATTAACCTGCCTGTTTATTTGAATTCATATATATGTGTACATGTGGGACTCCGCGCCTGCACACAGGGGGGTGTGGGGGTGCATAATGCCTGCCTACACATACGCGCATACCTCAGGACTCAATTAATTTGTTTAAACGCTCTATGATCACCTCAGGAGGCTCACGCTTCTCACTGATGACATGCGCTTGATCTACATACAAGCGTGATACCTTGCCTGCATAATGCTCGGCTTGTATCGCGCTACCATATTGTCCTGCATCCTCAGCCTTTTGGGACAAGTCCTGCATGCGAGTGACATGATGAGCGAGAGATACACGTTGTTCGCGCTCGATCTCTTTTGAGACACGCTGTATTTCCTGCTGAATGTCAGGTTTTTTCATGAGCTTATACGCTGTATCTGATGTACTCACACTATCCGCATAACCTGCCTCAATTGCACTCATACGCTGTGACATACCTTGCGCCATATGCCTACAAAACATGCGTTGTCTAACCGATAAATTACTAGCGGATTTGCTCATGATTACACCCCATAAAAGCTGTTTAAACAAAAAATATTACCCATAGGGTAAAAAGGTTATATCAACCCAATTTGAAAATAAAGGTTGACATGGTTTAAACGATGCATTAATTTGTAGTGACTTTTCGCAACTAGCTCAATGGAGGGCAAAAACATGAAAACAATGACTGACCTATTGAATGACGAACTTGATTCGATAATGGCACACTGCATGGAAGTGTGTGATTCGGATTCGTTCGATGACGTAGCACTTGTGGGATCACCTGACTTGCATGACTCACATGTACTTGCATGGCATGGTGATTTGTCTACAGATATGGACGATGACGAACTTACTGGACCTGAATGGTCATGGGCTATAAGGCATCAAGCGAGAAACGGATCGGCTTCGCTTGATCGTGTACATAACTCACATGTGCTCAAACATGCATGGATGAACAAAGATCGAAACTGGTGGAAAACTTGGTAATAAATTGGTTGTTTATAACACCCTGAATGTAATGAAGGGTGTTTAAACTACCACTACAATCGCAACTGGCTCTGGAGGGCTGAATTATGGAAACAAAATATCATCAACGAGAAACATGGCTTGAGGCTTGTATGGCTCTTTGCATCATTCACTTATGTGAAAAGACTGGCACTGATCCTGCTGTATTCTCACAAGCTAAAATTCGTATCTCATGTTCATGGCTTGGAGGTCAACGCACAAAGAGGGCTGTTGCTCAGTGTGTCAAAGCTTCCTGCGCTACTGATGGTCATATCGGTATCAACATCTCACCTGCTAGAGACAATCCTCTAGAGGTTGTCTCGGATACTTACCATGAGCTTATTCATGCTCTCATGTTCATACTGAACATTGAGTGTGGTCATCGTGGCGAATTTGCCAGAATAGCGAAGCTATGTGGCTTCCTTGCTCCCATGACATCAACACCAATGAGTGATGCACTACGACCTGAATTGCAAGCAATTGCTGATCAGCTTGGAGCATATCCTCATGGAGCAGTGGACATCAATGCTCGCAAAAAACAGACTACCAGAATGGTAAAGGTAGTTTGTCAGCCATGCAACAACATCGCTAGGCAATCTCGCACCGCTTACATGACTCATGGTCTTGTATGTGGCACTTGTGGTGACTCAATGTTTGAGTCCCTTTAATTAATCGCAACTACAGGAGAATTATACTATGTATAACCATTCAATTCAAA